CCGGCATGGGCGGGCGACGTGAAGATCACGCCCGTCTCAACCCCGGTGTGGACCCGCTCGGCCGACACGCCCGCCGACGTGGCAATCAGGTTCGCGGGGAAACCCGCGTAGGTGGAGTCGCTGAACCCGAGCCGAACGCCCATGCACGACGTGACGTTCGTCCCCCAGGTGCTGCCGCCATCCGTCGAGTGCTTCTTGTTCCAACCCCAGAGCGCGGTTCCCGAAATGCCACCGCTCGTATAAGCAGGTATTGTATTGTTGTTGGTCCACCTGACCGTGAAGTGGTTCGACGCCGGAGTCCCGTTGGCGTTGGAGATCACGATCCAGTAGACCGTGTGCGCCGAGAGCGACAGGGAAAAACCCGTGAATGTGTTGTAGCCGTTGGCGTAAGTGGCCGAGAGCGTATTGCTTGACGCCAGCGCCGAGCCAGTCGGGTTGCCGGTCGCCGTATCCACGGCGTAGATTTCGCAGACGAGATCATTGGCCCCCAGAGACCCGGATGATGTTGATGTGAAGATGCGGACCGTGTTGAGCGTCTTCGCGGCCGTGATGACGAACGAGAACCCCAGCCGGTTGTTGGCGTTGTTCAGCGCCAGGGTCGGTGAACTGGACGCCGAGCCCGCGAGGAAGCCGAGCGTGTGGGCCGTGAGCGGCTGACTCATCGCGTCCGGCTCCCGTCGAGAGTGGCCTTGGCCGCGCCGATCGGGTCGAGCGTACCCAGCCGCGTCGCCTGTTCGTCGAGCGATCGCGTGCGGGTCGCGTCGGCCGCGAGCGCGGCGATCACGGCCGCCCTGGCGAACTGCTCCGAGGTCGGGTCGAGCGCGGCGCGGAGTTCGGCCTGGCTGATGCCGAACGTGTACGAGCCGTCCGAGACCAGGATCACGCCGTCGGCGGATCGCGTGTAAGTGTAGGCCATTAGGCGGTCCCCACGACGAGCGTGTGCGCTCCGGCCCCAGGCACGGTGATACGGGCCACTCCCTGGTCCGAGACGGTCAGCGGGTCCGCGCCGCCGTCGTCCACGTTCACCGTCCAGCCGTCGCCAGGCAGCAGATCGAACAGGTAGACCTCCGTGTCGCCCGTGGACGTCCAGGCGAGCGTGAAGCCGCTGGTCAACACGCGGTTGAACGTCGTCGTCGTGCCGCTCCGCGTGCTGGGTGCGGCCGAAAACGCGACCAGTTGGTCGTCGAGGTCGGTGCGGGTGACGTGCGCCGCGACCACGGCCGCGCCCGCGCTGGACTCGACCAGCGTGGCGTTGCACGTCGGCCCGCCGTCTGCGTCCGCGGCGAAGACGACGTTGAGGAACGTCGTGAAGCGTGGCGTGGCGTCGTCCGGCCAGGGAGCGTCGGAGCGGTGGACCGTGATTCGCCAACGCCGCTCGGGGCCGTAGGTCGGATGCCCGCCCGTCTTGGGGATGCCCGCCTCGTTCCAGTTGATCGGCGGCGACCAGTGCGTGACCAAATTGTCCTTGAGGATCGTCGCCGCGCTCGGCAGCAGGCACACGTGCTTGAGGTCGCTGTTGCCGAGATAGCTGGTCCAAGTGGCCGCGTTGCCGGTGATCGTCGGCTCCTCGCGGCAATGGAGCAGCCATTGCTCCATCGCCCGCGTGCCCGCGACGGGGTTGAAGTTGATCCGCGCCTGTTCGCTCGCCGCGCCGCCGCCCGTGTTGGCCCCGGTCGCATAGCGCGTCACCCCAACCGCCGCCGAGCCGTCGAAGGTCGGCAGATAGTTCGGGTTCGATGCCAGCATGCGATCGAAGACAACCACGGCGTCCGACTTCTTGTCGGCGCTGGGCAGATAGACGAGACTGCGTGTGTTCTCGAAGATGCATTGCGGCGGACGTTGGAAGTAGTCGAGATTCTTGAGATAGCCGTGGGTCTCGCCCGCGATGTAGGAGTACACGCCGGGTTCGCCGGCCGTGGCGATCATCCGCCGGACCGCCTTGGGGTCGTTGGTCAGTGAGACCGAACCGAAGCCGCACAACAGAGTGCTGTTGTAGGCGTCGTTCTCGACGGCGAACGAGCCATACCAGATCGGGTGCGTCAGCGCCCATTCGCCCTTGCGGTAAAGCTGGAAATCGCCCCACACGCCGCGCGAGTTGTGGTCGCATTGCGTATTCGGCATGAAGATCGCGGCGAAGAAGCTGTCGGAGGGATCATGTCCGTCGTGGTGCAGCAGCGCGCCCATGCCCGGCGCGGCGAGGATTGCCGGCGCGGCGGTCCGCGCTTCGGTCGGCGCGTAGGGGTCGATCAACAGGTACGACTGCGCGAACTGGATGATCGCCGTGCCGCCCACGTCGCACATCTCGGACGCGAAGCCGAGGTTAAGCGGCCCGAGCGTCGGATTACCCCGCGCCATACCCGCGCTGAGGGACTGCGTTGCCACGCGCGCCGTCAGCGACGGCGTGCGGCCCGTCTCGTCGTCGCCCCATTGCCAGATTTGCGCCAGGTCGGGCGAGAACCGCGCCAACTCCATCAGGCCGTGCCGCCGCGACACGTCGCGGAGCGCCGCGTGGTAATCGGTGTTGTCGCCCCGTACCGAGCGGGCGCGTGCCATCGCCTCTAGCCCCGACGTGACCAACCGCACCGTGCTGGCGTTGTACTGCGAACTTTCAATCCACTCACCACCCTCGGTGATCCGGGGATAGTCGCCCAGCACGGTGTTCGCCACCGTCTGTCGGTCGTCCAGGCTCGGCATCAGTCCGCCGACTCGCTCCATCCCAGCGCTGCCCCCGGCTTGCAGCAGGCCCAGACCCAAGGCCGGGTCGTTCTCGTCCAGGACGTGATTGATGAGCGCCAGACCGAAATACTGGCCGACCGACTGATCGCTGTCGCTGAGCCGGAACCCGCCCCGATAGTTGTCGCAATTCAGCCCGAAGCAGTATTCGGCCCACGCTTTCAGCCCGGCCTTGTAATTGTCGCGCTGCTCGTTGGTCCAGCCCGCTTGCGCCAGGTCGTAGGTGAGCGCCAGTTCGATCGTGAGCCGTCGCACGTCGTTGGCCGAAACGCCGCCGACGCGCGGGTCTTTGGAGACGTAGAGGCCGTAGGCACGGGCATAAGCCCCGGCGGCATAGGTTGTGTTGCCGGTCGCCTGGTAGGCGATCGCGCCCCAGAGCCCGTAGTCGGTGAAACGCGGTGCGGTCAGGCTCAGGTCGGCATAGTTGACCGTCATGTGCTTCCAGAGCCGTCCGCCGAATGTCGTCGGATTGGACGGAGCGGCGTCGTAGTCCGCCTTCATTCGCTGGAGAATCGCGCGGTGCTTGGGCGTCATCAGCGTGCGTGGCGGGACACTGATGCCAAGGTCCGTCTGATAGTGGCCGCCCTCCTTAAAGGTCGCAGCGTTAGTCGAGTCGCTCCAACTTGAATAGCCGTTGGAGTTGAACGCGCGGACGCGAAAACGATATGCGGCGTCCGGCTCCAGTCCGGTCACGTAGCAATCCCAGACCCACTTGCCGACACGTGCGACCTCGACCCAAGCATTGACGCCGTCGGAGTTCATCTCGACGATCGCCCCGTCCTCGGTGTCGTCGCCGTAGCGCCAGCAGAGGTACACGGCCGAGTCACTGTATGGCCATGCTTCCAAGTCGCTGGGGGCTGGGGGCGGCGTACCCTCCCCGGCGAACGCGGCCGAGTTGCCGCTTATGGTCGCCCACGGTCCGGGACCGGACTCATTGACGTAGCGGACCCGCCAGACATGGTATTTGTCATCATCGAGCCCGAGATCCACGAACCGCGCCGAGCCGGGATAGAGATTGCCCGCGACCGTGAGCCATCCGATTTCGTCGCGCGAGCGCTGGATCTCGATGCGCCGTTCCTTGCGAAGTGGGTCGTTGATCCAGGTCAGTTCCACCTGTCCGCCTTTGATCGCTCGCATGCGGAGGTCGGCGACGGCGGACAGCGGCAGGTCCGCCGCCGGAGTCGTGACGGCGACGGGCGTCGTATAGCCGGTGAACGTCCCCGTTCCGTTGCCCGCCCGCGCACGATAGAGGTAGGACGTATTCGGTTCCGCGCTGTCCAGGAACTCGGACACAAGCCCCACGAGCCGCGCCCGTTGTTCCCAGGTCTCGCCATTGTCAGACGACCGTTCGATGTACTGGAAGGTATTTGTGGAGCGTCCAAAGTCGATGGCGATGGCGTCGGCCCGGAACGCGACCGCCTGGAGGTTCGTCGGCGCGTCGGCGACGGCCACGGCGGTTGCTCTGGAGACGATGACCGACGGCGATTCGAGTTCGCCGTTGACGGCGGTAAGGCGCAGGAAATAGCGCGTGCCCGCCGAGAGTCCAGTGGCCTGTCCCCAAAGGTACGTGCCCGGCACTAGCGTTTGCACGGTCGTCCAGGTCGTACCGTTGACACTCCGCTCGACGCGATAGTTCGCTTGCCCGGCGTTCGTATCACTGAACGTGAAGCGGATCACCGTGGAGGAGAATGCCCACGCGACCACGTTCTCGGGCGCGAGTGGAGCCTCGGGTTCGGCGAATGTCTGGGCGCTGGCGACCGTGGACCACGGCGATACGATCTCGCCGTCCACGGAGCGAATCCGGTAGTAGTAGCGCGTGCCGGGGCCGCGCCCGGTGTCGCCGGCCGTGGTCGCCGAACCGGCCGGTGTGGCGAATTGAGTCCAGCCGGACAGGCCGTTCAAGCTCCGCTCGATCTCGTAGCTGTCCGGCTCGGGATCGGGCGCGTCCCAGGAGAGCCCGATCTCCGTTGTGCCGGCGGGCGTCGCCGTGAACCCGGTCGGGGCTTCCGGTCCTTCCGGCTCGGCCTCGCCCGCATCCGTCGTGGCGAACGCGACGTTGGAAGGCTCCGAGACCTCGGTATCCTTGAGTGTGCGAATCCGATAGTGATAGGTGGTCGAGGCGGCCAGCCCTTCGTCGTCGTGGGTCGCGGCGTCGGCGGCGACGGTATCGAGCGTGCCGAACGTCTGGCCGCCGTCGGTTGAGCGCTCGATGCGCTGGCCGGTCGGCTCGCCGCCGGGGTTTGGCGTCCAGGTCAGGCGGATCGAGTCCGCGCCCAGCGTCTGCGCCTGGAGGCTCGACGGCGGCCCGATCTGGTCTCCGGGCGTGATCGACACGATCTTGAGCGTAATCACGTCGCCGACGGAAAACGGCATCCGTTAGTCTCCCAGACCGTCCAGGACGCCGACCCCGGCCCAGACCGGATCGGAGTCGCCGTAAGTTCCCGACTCGATGCAGCGATACTCGGCGTGGTCGCCGAGTCCGGGTGAGCGGACCACGAGGATATGCGCGCCCGCGTACCACGGCCCGGAATCGGGCAAACCCGCGACCGATTCCCGGATCACGACGTTGGCCGTCGATCCCCATGTGCCGAGATGCTTGACCCTTGGACCGCGCAACGACGTGCTGTCGCTGATCTCGCCCCGCCAGAGCGGACCCGTCAGCCTGAGCACGCAATCGTAGGTGGTGCCGATCGCCTGGACGTTGAACGCGCGGATCAGCGCGGGCTTGTAGGCGTCGCCGTCCTCCGTGCCCACGTCCACCAGTTCGATCACCGCCGCGTTCGCGCCGATCAGGTCGAAGAACACGTTTTCGAGCCAGAGCGACGTGCCGCGCGGCGTCGAGCCGTGCGCGGCGCAGTAGATCGCGGCGCGGCTGAACAGTTGTCCGGCGTTCTCGAAGTTGCAGCGAACGTGCCGGATCACATGCTCGCCGCCGTAGCTCGATGCTCCCAGCATCTTGGCGAAACACTCGGTCACGGGTGTCGATTCGGCGACGAAGATGTTGTCCCACGAGCCGCTGCACCCGGTCAGACGCAAGGCGACACGTCCGGTATTGCGGAGGTCCAGGAAGCCCGATTGTGACGCCAGGTGCATATGCAGGGCGATCGGCGCGTCGTAACCGTGAAGCTCGTTGGAGCCGATCAGATGTGTCGTGTAGGACGCCAGCGAATTGAGTGAGCCGATCGCGTTGTAGCCGTAGGCCGCGCGGACGTTCTGCACCGTGAAATTGAGCACGGAGCCGAGTTCGATCGCCCGCCCGTACCCGTTGGCGCACGACAACGAAATGTTGCGGACGGCGTTGCCGTAGATGCCCCCGGCGTTGGCGCACGTCATCCAGACGCCGGATGTCGTCGTGTCCCAACCGGCCTGCCCGGCCCGGACGGTCACGGTCCGGGCGTTCGCCGCCGGGGCGTCCGTCAGAGGCAGGAAGCCGATCGTGTGGGCGTCGTTGGTGAAGTAGGCGTAGGTGTCGCTGATCGTCGTCGAGTCGTTGTCGGCGCGAGTCTGCGGCTGCCCGACCCCCAGGTTCTTGTAGCGTGCCGTCTTGGACAGCCTCAGCCCATACAGAGCCAGGTCGATGCCCGTGTTCGCCTGCTGCACGGGACCGCGATCGGTCCGCGCGCCGATCATGGCGGGATGGTAGTCGTTGTGCAGCAGCTTCAGGCCGCTCACGAACGGATAAGTCGATTCCGCCGTGAGGTTGCTTGTGCTGGTCAGCGCCCGCTGCGTGCCGTTGACGAACGCCGCGCACCACGGGGGTTCGGCGTCCAGGTTGAGCACGACCGCGACGCGATGCGGGTAGGCCGCGCCGCCCGAGGAAAAGATGAACTTGCGCGGCGTGAGGTTGTTGCTCAGCCACGGCATTTCGGACGTGTTGAAGGCGAACTCGTAATTGCCCGTGCCGCTGGTGCGAATCGAGAACGGCGTCGGCCGCCAGTGCCCCGAGCGATTGCCCATGTTGAAGATCGGCTGACTCGACGGCAGACCCGACCCGCCCGGATCGTCGATCAGGAATTCGAGCGTCAGTTGACCCGTGGTCTCCCAGGTCGAGTAGTACGCGGTTCCGCTCGACGGTCCCGCGTCCAACGGCGTTCCCTGGAACTGGACCCAGGAATTGTTGTTGGTGCGGATGCCGTACTTCTGCCCCGTGGAACTCGCGGCTCCCGAGTCGAGCTTGCCGAAGGCGTCGGGCCGGTAGCTCGCGTTGCCGACGTTCGTGTTGCCCGCCTCGGAACGCCTCAGCCCGAACCGGAAGATCGAGTGCCGGTGGCTCGGGTGCATCTCGATCCGCGTGCCCCAGCCCTCGCCCGTGATCTCGACGTTGGGCAGGTCCACCCACACCGGCTTATTGAATCGGTAGGTCAGCGGCGCGGACGGGAAGTGGATGCGGTATTTCTTCGATCCGGCGGCGTTCGAGGTCAGACCGGCCAGCGAATCGATGATCGCCTGAACGGCGTCGGATTGGTCCGTGGAGCCGTTGGCGACGACGTTCCACGGCTCCTCCGTGACGTTGATCGTCAGCGCGCCCACGTCGTCGTCTCCCTCATCGCCGCTGTCGCCGCCACCGCCGCCAGGGCCGGGGTTGAGGCCGACGATAAACGCGCCGCCGCCAGGATGTCGGATCGCGAAATACGGGCGTTGCACAACGCATCAACCCTTACGTGTTAGTCGCAATGACCGAACCAGTGCCAGCACAGGCTGGTGAACACGACCGCGACGGCGATTCCGGCCATCGGGTAACGCGCGGCGTAGTCCCTCACGACCGCCGTGATCGTGGCCTCATATCCCGAGACCCAGAACGCCGCGATCGTCCAGGCGAGCGGGACGAACGGATAAAGAATCGCAAAGATCACGGTCGCGTTACGCATGGGCGGATCGCTAATTTAGTTCTAACGACCTGCTAATTAGCATGTCGCACGCAAACCATTACGGCTTAACACCTTGCTATTTAGGCGCAGGTCCGGTTTGGATGCTAACGCTCCGCGTTAACACTTCGTCACGGCGATAGCCGATCGGCGGATGGGGCGTGTTGCCGAGCCAGTCGAGCACGTCGTTCAAGGTCATGTGGCCGAACGAGCGGCGGATCGCTCCGATCGCGGCGTCGGCAAGCTCGGGAATCGCGGCGATCAGGCGGGGCCAGACGCCCCGGATCACGGCCCGCTGCCACCAATTCGCGTGCGCCAGGATGTCGTCGCGCTGCGCATCCAATGCCGCCTGCATCGCGGGCGCGATCCTGCGACTCAGGGCGTCGTCGGTCAGGGGAGGCATGATTGAATCTAAGGGCGTGCCGCCCCCGCCGCGATCGTCCACGGCGGGAGCGGAGAAAGGGGCTGGAGAAGGGATCGGGTCAGGTGTCACGCACGTCTCCACCGAGGAAGACGACGCGGCCACGGTGCGTATCGTTGGCGTGCGTGCCGATCCGGCGGAGCCGAAGCCGCACCCAATCGCCCGCGGCGACCGAAGCGCCCAGGTTCGCCGTGGTGATCGCGACCGAGACGTTACGGCCCTTGCCGAGCGTGGGCCGGTTCGTGTCGGGCGGCAAGTCCACGTCGGACGTCGTCTCGGTGCCCACATCGGCTCCCGTTGCGGTCGGGTCGATGGGGATATACGTCGTGCCCGCGAACTCGCCGCAGGTGACGCCGAAGCGGGCCACCTTGCCGGGGTCGGGGTTGAGCGGATCGTCCGCGAACAACAGGTTGAGCGTCACGCCCGTAGACAAGCCGGCCGTCGCGGGCAACCGGAAAATCCAGTCAACCCCGCTGTCCGTCTTGGCGTTGAAGCCGACGCCCGAGTAACGGCCGACCGGAACGCCCACCTTCGCGCCGGCGTTGCCGCCGACCTCGTAGGCGTTGCCCGGTTCGAGCACATGCAGGAGGTTCGTCGCTGCCATGTGTCAAAACCTCCTTATTCGGCGATGGTAAAGAGTTGGCACATGTTTTCCCGCACGACCTTGAGGCCGTACCCGGCATCGACGTTGACCACGTAGCCCTGCTTGGGATACTGGTTGTAGCCGATGGAGATTCTCAGGCTGATGCCGCCAAAGGGCATGTACATGTAGTCCACGACCTTGGAGTCTGGCGGCGGCATGTCGCGCGAGACGACCGCGACGGCCCACCGGTGGAGGTAGGCGGCCGTGAACGTCCGGCTCGGCGACGCGCCCGAAGTCGGCATCTGCTGGTCGAGCTTGATCCGACAGCCGAACGCCGGAACCATCACGCCGGAGGAGCGGATGGATTCGGCGATGTTGCCCCCGGTGATCCGCGCCTGAGCCCAGAACCCGCCGGCGGTGGACGAGGCGTCCATCATGGCGGCGTAGGGCACGGACGGGAGCACCAGATTCATGTTGTCGGGGTCGTTCTGGACCGGCACGCGCTGGTCCGCCAGCTTCGCCAACCCCTGCGTGAACTGCGTGACTGAGATCACGCTGGACGTGCAGGGAATCGCCGTGTTGGTCGTGAAGTTGGCCGTGGTGAACAGGTTCGCCACGTTCTGGTTGATGTGATTTTTGACCCCCTTCATGGCCGCGTCCATGAACAGGCTGCGGATTTGCTGGGGGCTGTTGAACTGCTCGAAGTCGCGCACCACGAACGCGAAGTTCGGGTGGCGGTCGAAGACGATGGGCACCGTGCTGAAGCCCACGTCGGAGATCGTGACGTCGCCCGCGCCAATATCGTTGACGGCATTGGTCGGGTCTTGCGGGATCGGGACGTTGATGGTTTGCCCGATCGTCGCGGGGAGAGGCTTATAGTCGAGGTAGACCGAATCGAGCGCGTTCCAGGTCGGGGCGAGCAGTTGGCTTGCTTCCGACGCGGCGGCCACGACGGTCTGCCAGAACGACGTGAAAGCGTTGGCCATTGTTTATGGCCTCCGTTTCGCGGCGCTGGGTCAGTCGGCGATTTCGAGGGTGCCGGCTTCCCGCGCCTCGGCGATCTGCTTCTGGTTGGCCTGCATCCACGCCGAATCGCGAAGGTTGTCCTTCGTGAGCCGGAAGGTGTGCGGGCTCGTGTCGCGGGCTCCGCGACTCGCGTCCACGCTCGTCTGGAGCGGTGGGCGCGGCGTTGTCCCTTCGCGGGACGGCGGGGGCGTCTCGCCCGTATCGAGCCAGTGCGGCCGGGTCTTCACGACCTCGCCGATCAGGCTCGCCAGCTTGGCTTCGTCCACTTCGTCGGACTCGGCCTGATACCCGCTGAGCTTCCAGGCGTCCTCGACCGCTTCGGGGCGCAACTTGGCGTCCCTGGCGATCCGGTCGAACACGTCGCGGTGCGTCCGCGTCCGTATCTGGCCGGTCAATTCGTCGATCCTGGCCTGCAACTCGGACGGATGTGCTTCGGCTTGCGCCTTGAATTGATTGTATTCCTGGTCCAACGCCTCGAACCCTTCGGCGAACTCCTGGAGTTCGGCCTGCGTTTTCTGCAACTCCTCGCGCAGCCCCTTGACTTCCAGGCGTCGTTTCTTGGCCTCGCTCTTGGTGTCGGCCAGTTCGCTTTGTAGCTCCGCGATCCTCCGATTGAGGCTGTCGATGAGCGACGACGCGCCCTCGCTCATCGCTCACCCCCCTTCGACCGCGCCCGATAGTGGGCCGCGAGTTCGGCCTCCAGTTCGGCGACGCGGTAATGTTGGGAGTGAAAGTCGGCTTGAAGCTCGGGGTCGATCTCGTAGGGCGTCAGCGGCGGGTTGAACGCCTCGGGGTCGAACGGCTCGCCGGGGAAGTTGACCTTGTGGAATTCCTTCGCCCGGTCGATCCGCTGCGCCTGGCGTTGCCGCTTGGCGTTCTCGGCCTCGACGCGCTTGTGCAGTTCGTCGAACCGCTCCCGCTCGCGCCTCATGTCGGCCTGGATCGCCTGCGCGGGGCGCATCGGCTTCGGCGGCGGCGACGCGGTGGCGTCGGCCTTCGTCTCAATCTCTTTCGTCATTCAAACACCTGTCTACGGGTCAAATCGTGGCGGCGACATCGCCGCCGGGTGGTTGGCTGAAGTTCGCTTGGAGTGGAACTAGGTTCGTCTCGTCGGCTGACCGGACAGGAGCCTCGCTTTCCGTCGTTGTGTCGCCTTTTCGACGATGCGATTCACCTTGGTAAGCCGATCCTCGGTCGCCCTCAAGGACTCCCGTTCCGCGACGTTCGGGCGGCGCACGACAGCCATGCGCCCGAATCGATTCACCTCTCCATAGAGACGCGACTGCTCCGCCTTGAGTTGCTCGATCGACGCGGATCGCAGCCCCGCCGATCGCCTCTCCGGGGCGAGAGACGCGACGCGGGATTCTGCCCGCTCGGATCGTTCCAAAGCCCGTTCGAGGCGATTCGCCCTGCCGATAAGCCTAACTTTGTCTTCGCCTCTGCTTGTCTTGGACGCGGTTCGCGCCGCCGCGATCCGAGGGTAAATCTTATTGCGGAGCGCAACCCCACGTTCGGTCGCCGTCCCCTTAGTCGCCCGATGCGCCGCCGCCTGTTCGCGGAGCGAGGGGCGGGCGGGGGGCTTGGCCCGCTGGGGCCGCCCGGCCGTCGCCGCCGCGCGGAGCTTGTCGCGCTGCTGGGCGTCAACCCTCACGAAGTGGAACTCTGTCACGCCGAATTCCTTCCGCGCCTGGTCGTAGGGAATCACGGAGCCGGAGCGGCCGATTGAGACCTGGCTTCGGCCGACCAGCTTGGAGTCCATCGCCTCGACGAGATCGGCGCGGGAGAGGCCCACCTTGCCCTTACGCCCGGACTCGACCAATTTACGGTGAAAATCAAGCTCGCCGATCCTGGAGCCGGTCGCGCGGCGGTACTGGTCGTACACCGGGCCGATGAACGCCTTGTCGCCGTGGAACCGCTCGGCCGGGCCCGTCCGCTCCGCCGCGTCGTGGATGCGCGCCGCGAACCGGTTCTCCTTGATCTCCCTGGCCCGCGCGATCCGCTCGACCGTCCCCCTCCCCGCCGCCTTCACGACGGCGGGCTTGGGGGCAGCCGTCGCCTTCTCGGACAACTGCTGATGGACACGCTGGGCGGCCGAGCGTTCCTCCTTCTTCGCCGCGATCGTCGCCCGTCGCTTCTCGTCGCTCCGCCGCTTCGCCCGATCGTAAGCCGCAGCAGACTGACGGAGGTTCCGTTCGCTGGTTGGATTCATGATGTCCGCGCGGCGCTGCTCCCTTAGTTCCTTGGCGCGCTCGATCCGAGCCTTCGCCGAGACCGGCTTGCCGCTGGTGGCGCGATGCTCCAGCGCCTGCGCCTTGGCCTCGTTGCCCGCCGCGCGATGGAGCGTGCCCTGGCGCAGCGCATGGGCTTTCGCCCGACACTCGCCGAGGATTTTGTTGGCCACGTCCAGCGCCATCGCCACGGGGTTGCCGTGGCGCGCGTTAACCTTGGCGCTCATGGCGGCGCTGCACTTGCTGTCGCCGGTCTTCGACCGGGCCGACGCGAGCTTGCCGCCGGGGCCACGCTTCAGGGCGGTCATCTTGGGCATGTCAGTCGATCACCGTGGCGGTTTCGTCGGGGTCGCCGTCGCCGATCCGTTCAAGCAACTGGTCGAGGGTGTGGCGCACGTCCTTATCCTTCGGGGGCCGCGCCTTGAGGTGGTAAGCGAGTTCGCCCGCCAGGGCGCTCGTGTCGCGGCACGATCCGTCCAGGGCCAGCGCGCGGAGCGTCGGGGCCTGCTTCGCCGGAAGCGATTCGATCCACTCCGCCGCGCGAGCCCATCCGCTGTTCGTGGCCAGATCAAAAGGGAACCCGTCATGCGGGTCGCCTGATCCGTCCTCGAAGACGATCGAGAATCCCATCAGGAGCCCCCTTGACGTTCCGCTTTCTTCCGGGCCTTGAGCGCTCGATCCTTGCGAAGCCGGGATGCGTGCGCCTTCTTGGCCTGCTCCCGGAGATGTTCGAGTTTCTCGCCCGACGGAAACTCGCCCCGCGCTTTGGGCGGCAATTCGTGGTCGGGCATGCGGATCAACCGCTTGAGTTCCGCGTAGTTCTTGACCTTGTACATCGACGAGAGCGTGTAGGGGCCGGACGCACGACGGTAGTAGAGTTGATGGCCGCTGTAATGCTCGGCGTACGCGCCGCCGTCATGGGTCCGCCGGTGATCGACTGCGACCGTATGGTAGATGCTGCCGGGTTTCTCTTGGGCGAGCCGATCGACCTTGCGCGCCAGGGCGTCGTCATGGACCGAGATTTTCTGTTTCTTGCCCTTGCTCAGCGACTTGACCTCGATCAAGTGCTTCCGCCCTCCGGCCGCGCGAATCTCGACGTCGTGCGGCTCGTAGTCCGACATCCACTTGCCGCCGGTCGCTTGCGCGATTTCCTGTTCCGTCTTGTCCGCCAATACATGCTCTGCCTTGCCGACCTTTTTGCCGACGAACTTGCCTCGGTCCGGCGCGTCGGCGGGCTGCGACTGTCGGTCCGTGCTACGCCGGGTGATCCGCTCCCGTAATCGCTCGATCGTCCGCCGGTTCCGTTCAGCCTGCTGCGGACCCTGTTTCGCTCGACAGCGCCCAAGAATCTTGTGCGCCACGTCGAGAGCCATGCTGACCGGGTTGCCGAACCGTGCGTCCTGGACCGCTTTCATCGCGGCCGAACACTTCGGGTCGCCCGTCTTGGATCGCGTCCTGGACCGCCCCGGTGTATTCGCTTTCGGCGTCGCAACCTTGAGTGCCGGCACGACTTATTTACCCTTCTTCTTCCGCCGCTTCTTCGTCTTCTTCGCCTTGCACTGGCACATCGTCTTCACCTTCCTCGATAGGTTGGCCGTCGGCCCCGAACTGCTGCGTTTGCGGCGACATCGCCTGAAGTTGTTCCTGCTCCCACTTCAACTCCTCCATGATCTCCACCTGCACGGCTTCTGCTTCCTCGTCGGTGAGGTTCTGCTCCTCCATCAAAATCCGTTTACGCGACGTCAGCGCGTTGTCGATCAGGAATTGCCAGTGGCGGTCGCGTTCCTCGCCGGGCAGCTTGGGATTGAAGTCGGGCCAGCGGAGCGTGAGTTGCGGGTTGTGGTAGGCGACTTCGAGGTCCGCCGCCGTGGCCACGTACTCCTGATGGAGTTGCGACCCGAGATGGACCGTGCCGACCTTGAGCACCAGTTTCGCCAGTTCATCCTCGTAGTAGGCGAACGGCCGCTGACGGCACGTCGCCCAATCGACCAGCGCGATCTGCTCGGCCGCGATCGACACCCCGGAACGGGCGCTCGACTGCTCCATGCGGATCGCGGCGGGCGGGATGCCCAGCATTTCCAGGGTGTGTCCGAGGAAGGCGTCCAGGTCTTCCCACGTCGCGGCGATGAACGACGAATCGGCCTGAAGGTATTCGGCGTTCGCGTCACCCCCATCCTCGCTCGCCGTGTCGCCGCCGGACGGCAGATACCACACGTCGCCGGGCTGCGCCGGGCTGGGGGGCCGCCAGTCGCCGCGCACGCCGCTCAACACCACGATCGGGTTCAGGTTGTAGCGGTTGCGGTCGAACGCATCGGTGATCTGCTTGTTCACCCCGTCGTTGATCTGTTGCAGGACGTGGCCGGGGCTGGGCGTCCAGAAATCGCAGATCGGAAAGTCGAAGTGCACGAAGCAGAACGGCAGGAACCCGAGATCGTTCGATTTTTCCTCGACGAACCGATACGCGGTCGCGCCCGAGGTCTGCCCGTTGTACTTCGGCGTCACGAAGGTCGATACGGAATCGTCGGTCCAGAGCCGCAAGCGCCGCTGGTTGTCGAACTTGTCCAGGATCGCCACGGCGTAGGGTTCGAGCGGGTCGTCGGGGCTCGCCCAGACCGTGAACGACGACGCATCCCAGAGCCGCACCTTGATCGGCTTGTCGGGGTCGGGATACGGCACCACCTGGAACGCCGCGACTTCCGACACGACCGACATCCGGTCGGCTTCCTGCCAGAGCGCGTCGATGCAGTTGACGCGGTAAACATTGTTCAACCAGCCGGTCGCCGCGTCCTGGTCCTTGAGCGTTCGTCCCGGCCCCTGCTTATATAAAAGTTTCGTCAGCGTCTTGACGCACTGTTGCATTAAAAGGGAATAGCGGGGCCAGCGCGATCGGTCGCCGCTGAAACCCTGCGGACGCACGGGAGCCAGGCGGAAGTTGCCCTGGTAGAACTCCAGGCCGATCATCGCGCGGTCCAACCGCTCGCGCTCGTTGGGCAGGCCGGACTCGATCTCCCGGCGAATCTCGCGTGGGTCGGTCAAATCAGGAAGTCCCGAGTCAGGTCGGCCATGATCGTGATCTCGTACTCCCACCGCAGCGGCACCAGCCGCGCGTGGATTTCCAGCTTCTCGGCCCGATCGACCTTCGGGTTCTCAGCCGCGATCCTGCACAGTTCGCCTTCGAGCCCGTCGAGATCGCGCACCGCGAACCGGATCGACCAGGGGCCGGGCGTCGCGGCCTGGCGGACCGGCCGGACGAGCTTCTCGGGCCAGAGCTTCGCCGCGACGCGGCGGACGCGCCTCGACAGTTCGGCGTCGTCGGCCTCGTCGGGGCCGAACCCCTCGGGCGTGTCGTTCCGCCGCTCATGCTGCGCGATCATCCGCGCGGACCAGGGGTCCATCAGTCGGCGGTCGTCCCACACGGCGCGAAACGGCGCAACGTTTCCCGCTCGGCTTCGGTCAGTCGCGGCCAGAGCTTATCGCCCTCGTCCCGCGCGTGTTCCAGCGCGCGTTCGAGTTCGTCGATCCACAGGGCGATCGCCAGCGCCCGCGCATGGTTGTCGGTCATCAGTCGGACCACCCGAACGACATGATGAGTGCGTCGGCGAAGTCGGGGCTGCGCTTGAGCCGAGCGGCGAAGTCCTCTTTCGGCTCCAGGGCCGTGCCCCCTGCCGTTTCGCTGTAGCGCAAGCCCTGCAATTCCTCACGCATCAAGGTCATCCAGTCGGGCCGAACGGCGAAGGGCGCTTGCGGAACGCTGGCACCGTCGGGCAGAACGCGACGATACTCGGGGTCGAGACGTTGGCGGAGCTTCCAGGCGCTGGCCGTGCGGAAGTTGGTGAACTTGACGCCGCCGGGGTTGCCACCTCGGTACGGCCGCGCGCCGGGGATGCCGACCACCTGCAATCGGTTGCCGAAGTCGGCCCCGATCCCCGCCACGTCGTACACCACGCGATGCGGAGCGACGCCCCATTTCTGTCTCAGCAGCGCCACCCGAGACGCCACGCCCTCGAATCCCGATGTGTTCGAGTGCCAGAGGTCGAGAATCCCGTTGTCGTCCCTAACCACGATCACGGATCGGTCGCCGCCCGAACCGAGTCCCAGGTCAACCGCCATGCGGGGATGCCCCGAGCGGCGGAACGGCTCGCGGCCCGCGTCGGCGGCACGGTCCAGCCACGATCGCGGGATGAGCGTATCCTCGGCGGAGTCGGGGAAGAGCGCGTCAACGTGGCACGTCCACCAGAGCGACCCTTCGCCGTAGTCGTTGCGCGACTCCTCCAGCCACGTCGCGTCCGCCAGGCCGAACGGCGACCGTTCCCGTTCGATATGCGGGCTGAGCGTCGAGGGTATGCGGATCACGTTCGCCAGCGGGTTCTTCCCGGATTCGGCGGACGTGCAGCGGTCGTAGAACACGCCGTCGGGCCGAAGCGGGTTGCCGATGTACAACCGGCGGGTCGGCTTAAGCGAATCGAGCGCCTCGAAGATCGGCGGCTCGACGCCCGACGCCTCATCGACCACGACCAGCAAATCCTTCGCGTGGTGCCCGGACAATCGCTCCGTCTTCGTCGTCGAATACGCCAGCGCCTTCCATTCGGCGTCGATCTCGATTTTGAGCGGGCTCTTGAACATGCGCCCGCCCAGCGGAATCAGGCTGTCGCGGTAGGCGCGCTCGACCTCTTTCCAGAGGACTTCCTCCAACTGCACCTGAGTCGGCGCGGTCGCCAGCACGATCGAATTTTGGT